TTGGAATAAACCAGGTACTGAAATTACATTATAAACATATTCATCTTTATTTGCTAATAATCCTAAAGCATCTGTATAATCACTTCCTGATACTCCCTGAGTGTCAGTATCGCTAATGTTATGGTAATATAATCCTGCTTCTCCTGAAGGTAAAATATCACCTGAGGCACCATCAAATGAACCACTTCCTACAATTGGAATAGAAGCAGTGTATTGTGATTTAGCTACTCCTGAGTTATCAAAGTAATTTGGAGTTGTGTTATTTACAGATTCTACATAAATATATGAACTTTGATTAGGGTAAGAACCTGATAATTGTAAGTATGATGAAGCTCCACTTCCTTGTAAAGTTAATACTTGATCTCCAATTACTTTAGCTACATAGTTATCAGCAAATGGATCAAGTGATAAGTTAGTCCATGTTTCAAGAATTACTTTTTCATTTGTTATATCATTACCTCTTCTAATTAAAAGTGTAAATGTACCTGATCCAGTATCTTGTTGAGAAATTTCCCATCTAACATTATCTTTAGAACCACTTTTTAAAGCACCATTTGCATCTTCTGAACTGGTTGAGTTTTGAGTAATTCCTTTAGAGATAGTTTTAAGAGTAAAGGCAGGTTGTGAAGCAGCATCTGCACTTGAACTGATAGCATTTCCACTTACTGTTTCATTACTATCTGCTGATGTAAAGTTACTAAATCCTCCTGATACTACTCTAGTTACTAGAAGAGTTTCACCACCTTCATTAAAGTAGTTATAAGCTGCAATTGAGGTTAAAAAGCTATAAGCTTGACCACCACTCACAAAAGTGGTACCAAATTTATTTTGATAATCACTGTAAGAAGTTACTAAAGTAGGAACATAAGGGGCACCCTTTACTGTAGGACCTACTAAAGCAGCCCCAGCTTCTACAGGTGCTGGTTGGATGAAAGACTGGTCATTTTCTCTTGCAAATACACCAGGTGATACTATTTGTTCTGCCATTTTTTAATTTTTTATTTTATTCTAATTTTGTAAAAAAACCAGATTCTACATCAATAGAACCATTTCCATATTTTTCTGTTAATTGTTGACCTATTAAACTTTCTTTTTCTTTTGCTTCACTTAATTTTTTAATTAAGTCTTGCTTTTGTAATTCTAGAGTTTGTATTTCATACTCTACTTGTCCAAAAGTAGAAATTAAAAAAGTTTGTTTTTCTTGTAACGACTTCAGAGATTGAAGTTCTTCTTGGGATAACTTAATTTTATTCATATTATAAATATTAGATTTTTTTTAAAAACATTAAGAATTTACATCAACATTATTTGGATTATTTGTATCAATTTTTCCTTGATTATTTATTTGATTTATGTCTACTACTGCCTCAGTATTAAATACTACTTGAGATTTAGTAGACATTTTCTTTTGTGAAGAAATATCTCTTTGAGGTACATCAGGAATTATATAACCATACATATTAATATTAAATGTTGATTTAACAACTCTTTGTTCACCATCTGTTAATTCTACAGCAGTTGTAAATGAATCAATACTAGCTTTAAACTTAAACCTTTCAGGATTGCCCCAGTATGAATCTGCAGCATAATTTATAGCTTCTACTATTGTATTCATTTGTTCTACATAATAGGTATAAATTATACAACTATATCCTACATTTACATAATCTGGAACTGTGACTGCATATAATTGTTTTTCTGGGATTCGGTTGTTTAATAAGTTAAACTTATCATAAGCATTTCTAGTAGTGTATTTACTTTGAAAGTAATAGTAATTTAAAGGATGATTAGCATCTATCTTATTAGTAAGTTTAATTCGATTTATGTTATCTCTTTTAAATGTTAAAATGGGGGCCATTACTTTCCCATTTTTATCTCTATAAAAACCATCTTTTTGAATAGATTTCCATCTCTCAGGACTACCATATACTACAGGAACATTTATACGTTGTCCATTTTGTATTACATAAGGTTTTATAACCTCATTGAAATAATACATAATAGATTCATCAACATCTTTTATACCTACTGTTAAAGGTTTAGTAGTATCATTTTTAAAGGAAATTTCATTACCCCTATTTAAATCTCCTGAGGTGTTTGGGTTTCCTCTTGAAGTATCATAAGGATCAATAAGAGAATTACTTATCTCTTTTTGAGTTTTTGGTATTGGTTTTCTTCCTTTAGTTGCCATTATAATCTTTCTTTAGTTATTCCAGGATAGTCTGAAGGTAAAACATGAGTTTTACATATTATAGATACATTATATCCAAATTGATCTAATCCTGGGTTGAGTGGGTTTGTATTATAAGGATAATCAGGATTTTTACCTATAAAATACTGGTTAGTGTTGATATCATATACTTCAAAGTAAGAATCATAGTACATAATAACATCTCCTATCTCAGGAACTAAATTAGCATCTACTAAATCATCTCTTAAAAACATAAAATCAATACTCCATTCAAAATCATCACCAAAATCTTTTTGTGGTTGTGTTTGAGGGGATCTTTCTATTCTACAATTTAATAAAACAGGTTCAGCAAACATTCTCCCTTCAGGGGACTCACCATAAAGATTAGTATAGGTTTGTTCTAATTTAATTTTATAGTAAGCAATCTGTTGAGTGACAATATCTCCTAACAATTCTCGATTGATGTGTCTAAATAAACTAATATCACGTGATCTACCAAATAAAGCCATATTATCCTATATAAATTGGGTAAGGTACTTTAGCTAACTCTTTTTGCATATTATCTCCTTCATTAGCTTTTTTCTCTAATAACTTACTTCTAGAGGTTTCATCTAAATAAGCCCTTAATCTTTCTAATAAAGCATTCTTTTCGGCTGTACCAGCAGCAATTAAGTCTGAGTGGTTTAGAGTCACATCAGCATTTGGGATAGGAATAGTAGTGTATTTACCTCTAACATATCCTAACATTTCTTTACATAATGCTAAAGTATATTCAAATATCCACTGCCTTCCAATAGCATTAATTAATGTATAAGTAGGATTATTATATGGAATATTAGAAACGTTAGTAGCTACTCCATTGTAAATACTTCCTGAAGGGAATGGGTTGTTTCTATCAGTTTTAAGAATGTATTGAATGTGTAGAGTATAATCTTGAGTAGGTATTGGGAATATTCTTAATTGGTTGTTAATTAACTCAAATGAGTAATTAGATTTTCTGATCTGATCATTAAACTCAATAGCTTGAATTTTTTGTAAATCATAATTAATAGGCATTAACATAAAATTAATACCAGGAGAGTAACTACCAAATCCAAACGAATCCATTAACCCTTGAACATCAGTACCTGTACCAGCATATGGGTCAAAGTATCTTACAATAGGAGGTTTTTCCTTATAAAATATTCTTTTTACTTCTAAATCACCAGAAGCAATACCTTCAGATTGAGCCCAAGAATTTAGATCATAAGTTTGAACATTAGCTGACATAGAAACTTGACCTTCTCTCCATGAAACCTCTCCACCAACACCTGCTTCAGTACCATATGTTTGAGATGCTCTTATTATAGAGCTTAAGTTAGGTTGAATCAACTGATTATTAACAGCAGACCCAGTATTCATTCCTTCTAAAGATAAATAATTCTCAGATAATTGAAAAGCATATATTTCATTTCCATATGTGGTAACTGCTTCTTCAAAAGCAGTATAGAAATTTATGTCTTGTAATTCTATATCATTAAGAGGATATCCTAATCTTCTAGCACAAAAGACTGCTACCTTATCAGCATCAGTTATAAATTGGGCATCTCCATCATAAAACCCAAATGGAGTAGGATTAATAGTAGTTGCAAATGAGGAAGATCCTGGCCAAATAGGTATGTTCATAATTTAGTTTTGATTATAAATATTAAATTATCCGTAATCTTTCAACAGTTCAAAAATCTCATTTAAAGCTTCATGTCTGTGATTTTCTTTTAGAACAATTTTATTTACAAACTGGGATTTGTCTAGTTTTGCTACTTCATGTATGGCAGAATCATTTTTATATTTCAAATCAATTTGTTGACTATCACCTGTAAAGATCATAAATGAATTTTTACCTAATCTACCTAAACACATTTGGAGTTGTTGTTTAGTTAAGTTTTGAAATTCATCTACAATACAAATAGCATTTTCAAATGTTCTACCTCTAAAGTGGGTTAAAGAAACCAACTCAATATTTTCTTCACTCTCCATTTTATTTAGAATATCAGGTTTATTATATACTTTACGCATATTAGACCT